AACATCATCAAGACCACATGGGTCAACGAGCGCTGGCTGCGGGTCAATGCCGGCAATCAGCAGATGGCACAATTGATCCAGCTCAACGGCGTGACGCGTGATCAGTTCGGCCAGCCGGCGTGGCTCAATCGGCTCGGTGCACTGGACGTGGAAATTGTGCTCGATGAGGGTCCGGATGTCGCCAATACGATGATGGATGCGCTCGACCAGTTGAAGACCTTGCCGCCGGGAACGGTGCCGCCGCAAGTGATTCTAAAGCTGCTGCCGCTGCCGCAGACGTTGCGCAACGATTTGGATGCGATGTTCCAGCAGGCGCAACAGAAGCCAGATCCCAAGCAGCAGGCGGCGGCCGCGCAGGCGCAGACGGCGCAGGTCAAGGCCCAGGCCGATATTCAGAAGACGCAGATCCAGGCGCAGGCCGAGATGGCCAACGCGCAGCAGGATCAGAATGCGCGCGTGCTCGATGCGCAGCGCCAGGCCGACGACCATCGCAATATCATGGCGCAACAGGCGCAGGAGCATCAGTTCAACATGGCCGAGATTTTCGCCAAGAACCGTAGCCAGATGCTCGGCCACGCCATTCGCACGCAGCAGACCATGCAGAATGCCGCCATGAATCGACAGCAGGAACCGGGACCGCAACAGCCCCGTAAACGCAAGAGGCGACGGCGATGATCATGCGAAGATTGATGTTTTTGGCCGCCGTCTTGGCGGCTTTTTCATGCCCGGCAGCGGCGCAGCAAGCAGCCAGCGGCGGCGTTGCCACCGGCACCGGCTATCCCGCCGGTTCGGCGCCCTTCAGCATTAGCGCCACCGGCACGACCAGCGCGACATTGACGCTCAATCCGACAATCTCGCGCACGATCTTCATCTGCAATATCAACTCCGCGGAAGTTGGCGCTACGGCGCAAGGCGCGACCGGAAGCATCACTAACATGCTCGGGCCTGCCTCGACGGCGACGACCATCGTCATTAGCTATGCCGGCTCGTTCTCGGGCCAGGCCAATGTCAGCTTTGTGGAAACCTTCACGCCGTGTCTGGTCGGCATGTTCGGACAGGCGATCGTCATCACCACGCCGACCGCAACCGGCGCCAGCGCCACCTCACTCACCGTGAGCGGCTACGCCTTTTGATCCTTCGCCCACCGTGAGCGAAATCACGGCCACGTAACCTAATCAACGACAACGGTAGGCGCCGCGCAATCTGGCGGGATGATTGCACACGCTCGCGTCAGCGACATGACGCAACAAGGACGGACCACAATGCCACAATTTGCCTCCCCCGAAGAAATGGCCAAATTCCAGCTCGCCGAGCAGGAAGAGGCCGAACGCGATTTCCACCAGCGTGTGGAAGGCGCACGTCAGGAAACCGAACGCGAATTATTCCGCTTTGCCAGCGCAAAGACGGAAGAAGAAGCGGAACGGATGGAACCCGAAAACAACGGCGATCATTCGCTCGAGGAACCTGACGAGGATATCGCTGGAGGCGTGCCGGAAGAGGAAGAACAGGAAGAGCAGCAGGACGAAGAGCAAGAGGATGGCGGCGAGGATGAGGATGCGGGCGAGCAAGAAGCCGAATCCGACCAGCCGCAACGAGATGAACGGTACGAGCGTTCCGTTCCGTCCTATCGGTTGCGCGAGCAGACCGATCGCATACAGGTGCTCGAGCGTCAGCTCGCCGAAATGCAAATGCGAATGCAGCAGCCGCAATATCCGCAGCAGCCGCAACCTGTTCCGCAAAAACCGGACATGTTTGTTGATCCCGACGCGCATACCAACTGGATCATGCAGCAGAATGCGCAAGCGTCGATCGTCGCCTTCAAGGAAATGACCATGGCGGCCGCCGCCGAAGAGTACGGCGACGACTTCCGCTATGCCTATCAAACCTTGCAGGCCGGCGTGCAGCGCGGCGATCCCGCCGCCAATCAAACCGTGCAGCGCATTTTTGCTTCCGCCAATCCCGGCCGCGCGCTGATGCGCTGGGCCGAGCCGCTGCTGCAGGATGCTGCGGATCAACGCGAGGAAGACCATCGGCAATGGTACCGCGACACATACGGTCGCGAAGCGCCAGAGCTGCGTCAAGGGCAACGTGAATTCCGTCGTGAAGCAGTTCCCCCGCGTCGTGGAGTTCCCTCACTCAACTCCGCCGCCGGCAACGGTCGCCAGATGTATCGCGAGCGCCAAGCCGGCGGCATGGAAGACGATGATCGAGTGATCTTCAACGACATCTTTGAAAACCCAAGACGCTAGCGCCGCAGCGCGACGCTGGCCATAGGAGGCCATCGTGGCCAATACAACCGTCCAAGCCAACAACAAGTTGATCATTTTCCGCCGCGAGGTGGCGCGGGAATATGTGCGTCAGAACCTGTTCTCGCCTTACGTCGGCAACGAAATCACCGCCATTATCCGTACCTTGCAAGATCCCAAGAACGGCGGCGAGCAATTGAATATCCCATTGGTCGCCCGCCTCAAGGCAACGGCGATTTCCACCGGCACTCTGGTCGGAGCGGAAGAATCGATCGACAACTATGGGGACAGGGTCTGGATCGATTGGGCACGTAACGCCGTCGTACTCACCAAGGCAGAAGAACAAAAATCGAGCATCGATTTGTTTGGTCAGTCAAGGCCGCTGCTCGAGGACTGGGGCAAGGAATTGCAACGCAACGAAATCTGCGATGCATTCTATGCTCTGCCAGTCGATAGCTCACCACCGCCAAACCTTGGCGTTGCTCCCGGCGGCCAGCGCGTCAATACGATTATCTTCCCGACTACGGTGACGGCGCCATTGACGACTTGGTATGGCGCGCAGACCGATCGCGTGCTGGTCGGTGGCGCGGCGGGCAACTACAGCGGCGCCTTTGCCACCGACATGGCAAAAATCACGCCGCAGATGACGCTTTCGGCATCGGCATTGCTGAAAGCCAAGCGATTGGCAAAAGCCGCCAATCCACGCATTCGGCCCTACAAATTGAAAAACGGACGCGAGTATTTTGTTTGCTTTGCAAACAGTCTCCAGTTCCGCGACCTGCAGGCCGATGCGACCATCATCAACGCCAACACGCAGGCAAGACCCCGCGAGGGCGATGGTCTCGATCAGAACCCATTGTTTCAGGATGGCGATCTGATCTATAGCGGGATCATCATTCGCGAGATTCCGGAACTCGGAACGCGCCTGCCGACGCTGTACACCACGTCCGGTTCCGGCGGCGGTCAGGTATCGCCCGCCTTCCTCTGCGGCCAGTCAGCCATGGCTTGGCCTTGGGGCCGCATGCCGCGCCCCACATTCTTGAAACAGGATGACTATCAATTCCTGCGTGGCGTCGGCATCGAGATGGCATATGGATTGAAGAAAATCGCCAAGCTCACTGCTGGTGCCTACAAGGAATGGGGCGTGTTTACGATCTTCACCTCGGCCGTGGCGGATCAGTAATTCTTCCCGCGGACTTGGAGCCCGCGCCAATGCGGGCCTTTTTCTTGAAAGGAACCACACATGACCGAACAAACAAACCAGGATTGTATCAAAGCACTGGCGCAAACCGTTGGGCCGTTCACCATCTATGACAACCAGAATGCGAGCCTTGCCACCGGCGCAACGTCGCAGGCAAATGGCTTGGCTATCCGCGGCGAGCAGTTTCGCGTCGTGCAATCGGTGGCAGGCGGCTCCTGCGTGCTGCCGTCGATTACCAATCTCGATGGCAGCGGTGTCATTCATGTCATCAATTCCAGCCCGAATTCCATCAATGTCGGCGCTGCAGCGGGCGACAAAGTTGCCAATGTCGCAACCACTGCGTCATTCGGGGCCGGCATCCAGGCAGTGGCGGCGGGAGCATCCTGCTTCTTCATTGCCGCCAGCCCAACGTCTTCTGGCGGCGGCCCGCCGGTCGCGGCTTCCATCAACTTCAACAACTGGCACGTATTCCCAGGAACCGGCGCATGACAATAAATCTCGAACTGCCAAAGACAACCAATCCTGAACCAGTCAAGTCTGAACCAACCAAGCCGACGAAAATCAGGATCGTCTGGCGCGGCGTTGTCGATGAATTGTTTGAAATGACGTGTTGCGGCCGTCGCTTCGAAACCCACGTGCCGCAGGAAGTCCTGACCAAAGAGGAAAGTCACAGGCTTTTCGCTAAGCGCGTCTATCAGGACGGCTATCTGATTGAGGAAAGCCTTCCCGAAACCGCGCCTAACGGCCAGCGCATTCTGGTGACCAAGCCGCGCTGGCTGTCGCTGCATGAAATGGCCCTGGAACATCCTTACTTCGATGTCGAAGGTGAGGAGCCAAAACCAAGACCGCAGAAATTCGCCGCCAATCGCCCCACCCCGGATGCCGCCAGAGAGGCGGCGACCGGTGAACCCTGGATCGGACCTAACGTCTAATGCCCTCGCCATCCGGTACGCAATGGGTCACCAGTGACGATATCGTCACTGAGACCCTGAAAAATCTCGGCGTCGTCTCCGCAGGCCAGAACATCGACCCAGAAGACTATCAGTTCGTGCAAGAAAAAATCATGCCGATGTTTCAAAAGCTGGCAAACTTGCAGGTCTGCTATGTGCCGCAGCTCTCGGCCATCCCTGGCGCTTGGTTCGATGACCTCGCCACCATCATGTCGCAAGCCTGCTGCATGAAATTCGGCGCCAATCCCGAGGACCACCAGCGCTGGGCCGCACTCGGCCTCGGCGGCCCGCCTTCGCCGGTTCCGTTCCTGGCCGGAACCGCAGCGCTGTCACTGATTCAACAAATGCGCGGCCGCCCTACCGGCGAACCTGAACGAGCGATCTATTTCTGACATGGCAACACAGCAGCCCACCCCGATCCGCTTTCCGTTGTCGAGCTTTCCCGGCGCCTCGACCCAAGAAAGCGCGGGGCGAGTCTATAACTGCTATGCCGAGACCTTGGACGACGGCCAGGTCAAAAGCGGCCCCTCTGCCGCCGTCTGGCGGCGCAGCGCTGGCCTCTCGCAACTCAACAATGCCGCCACCGGCATGACGCAGCCCTACCGCGGCGGCCTGCTGGTCGGCAATCTCGCCTATGAGGTATTCCAGAACAACGTCATCTCGATCGATGCCAGCGGCAACGTCACTGCGCTCGGCGCCGCCGGCACGCTGACCGGCAACAAAAAGATATCCATCGCCCGCGATCAGGCGATCCCGCCGCATGTCGTCATTGTCGATCCGGATAATGGCGCTTTTGCCAATACCGGGACGACCGGATCACTGTTCCAACCACTGACGACCTATCCCAGCGGCTTCAATCAGGCCAATTCGGTCGCGTTTCAGGATGGCTATTTTTTTCTTGGCAATTTTGCCGGCCAGGTGCTGGCTTCGAACATCAACAGTCTGACCATCAATTCCCTCGCCTTCATTACCCTGCAGGCGCGCTCGGATGTCACCGGACAGCGCATCATTGCCTTTTCCGGCGTGCTCTGGTGCTTCACCTCGGGCCACTGCGAACTCTGGAACGATACGGCGCAGCCGGCGCCGGCCTTTCCCTACTCGCGCATGCTGGTGCTGCCCTATGGCTTGATCCAGCCGGCGGCGATTGCTGGCTTTGAAACCGGCTTCGATACCCTGATCTGGGTTGCCCAGGATTTCGGTGTCTACCAGGCCGCTTATGGCTCGTTCCAGCCAACCAAGATCTCGCCGCCGGATCTCGATCGCTTCATCGAAAACGAGGTGCGCAACGGCAATCTGCTGACGGCGGGCTGCTATATCATCCAGGGCAAGAAATTCTGGACCCTGACCAGCGATGCCAATCCGAATGTGACCGGCGCCAGTCCGGCCTCGCGCACCTGGGAATTCAACCTGATTACCGGCAAATGGAACGAGCGCGGTAGCTTGCTCGCCAGCATCGGCTCACAATCGCGCTGGCGCGGCGTCGGCGGCCATGCCGCCTTTGGCAAATGGCTGCTCGGCGACACCCAATCCAGCAATATGCTCTATCCCGACGATACCAACTATAGCGACAACGGCGCGCCGCAACTATTCCGGCTCGAAAGCGGCCCGGTCGATGACTTTCCCAATCAGATCCGCATTGCTCGTGCCGATTTCGATTTCGTCTTCGGTGTTGGCGATGCGGTGAAAAATGCGCAAATGACAGTGCTCAACGTCACCAGCGGAACAGCCACGCCGGCCGGCACCAACTTGGTGCGCGTCACCGTCAACAATACCACGCAGACATTCACCAACGACCAGGTGAATATCACTGGCGTGCATATGGCTTCCGATTCGCTGACCTGGCCGGGTGGGGTCAATCCCACTGTCAACGGCACCTGGATGGTCAATCTCATCGATGCCTACAACATTGAACTGCGCGGCTCGACTTGGGTGACGCAAGATCCCGTCAGCCATGCAGCGTTTACCGACAGTTACACCAGCGGCGGCAATGTCGTTGCCTTGCTGCAGCCGCCGAATGTCGTCACTCCGCAGGTGGCAATTTCCATTTCCAAGGATGGCGGCTTTAACTGGGGCAATCCGCTGCTGCGCTCGCTCGGCCAGCAACAGCGCGGCAAGCGCGTGCGCGCCTCGGTCAAAGCCATGGGACTGTCGGGCCCGATGGGCAACCGCTGGCGGCTCGACATCACCGATGCGGTCTACACCGCCTTTCTCAAAGCCACGCAGGCGTCCGATCCGCGTTATGTAGGTGATTGATGGCGTTTCCTCTGAGTACGCTGAAACCGCAACCGCCGACGCAATTTCGCATCGTCAATCAATCCGGCCAGCCGGTGCAGGCATGGTCCGAATACATGATTACGGTTGATCGGACGCTACGGACCGTGCAGCAGATCGCGCTGGCGACGCCGAACAATGCCAATGCCAGGGCGGCAGGCGTGCCGCTCGGCGGCCTTTATACCACGACGGCCGATCCGGCCATCGTCTACATCAGGACAGTCTAATGGCCAGTATCTTTGACACGCTGCTGGCGCCGTTCTCGACCTCGGCGCAGGACGCTGCTGCACAGGCGCAGCAGCAGGGGCTGCAGAATGCCTATAACCAGTATTCCGGGCTGAACCAGCAGGCCATCCAGAACCTGCAAAACTATTATGGCCTCGCTGCCGGCAATATCAATCAATTCTATCCGCAGGCGCAGGCTGCGATCAGCGGGGCTGTGCCGCAGCAAGTACAAGCGTTGCAGCAGGGCTTTACGGGCGCGCTGACGCCGCAACAGCAGCAACAGGCCATTGCCAGCCAAGGCACAACGCAATTGCTGGCGGCGCTCGGGCTCGGTCCCAGTGGCGCGGCCGGCATGCAGCAAACGCTGGCTGCTACGCCGGGTTATCAATTCGCCGTCGATCAGGCCACCAACGCGGTCAACCGCAATCAGGCTGCACAGGGCGCACTCAATTCCGGCGCCACCAATGTCGATCTTTCCAACTACATCACCGGCTTGGCCAGCCAGAATGCCAACAATTACATCAGCCAATTGGCGCCATTCCTGGGCATGGGCCAGAACGTCGCCAACAACATCAGCGGACTCTACGCCGGGCTCGGCTCCGGGTTATCGAACATCTACGGACAACAAGGCCAATTGCTCGCCAATCTGTTGACCGGCCAGGGTGGGGCTTTGGCGGGGCTCAACACCAATCTCGGCTCTGGCGTTTCCAACGCACTGCAGAACCAGGGCGCGGCGGCCTATGGCACTCAGGCCGGCATCGGCAACGCCCAGGCCAATGCCGCATTGGCGCCGCTGCAGGCAGGCAACAACCTTTGGGGCCTCATCGGCAATGTCGCCAAACTGGGCACTGGCGGCGGCGGCACGCTCGGCGGCAACGCGGTAAACTCGCTGTTCGGTTCCTTTGGCGGCGGTGCCGGCGGCGCAACAGGCGGAATTTCCGCATTACCAGGATTCGGATAATGCCACTCTCGCCGCGTGATTTTGCCTTTGTCCCACCGCCGTCGCCGCAGCAATGGCAAGGGCCGCAAACCAATTTCGATTGGCTCGGCAACCTGGCGCAGACCTATTACGAAGGTCAAATGGCGCCGCTGAAATTGCAAATGCAGCGGATGCGGCTGCAAGCATTGCAGGAGGAATTCGGCGGCGGTAATGGTGCGGGTACTGGCCCAAGCGCAAGCGCAGGAACGACAGGCACCGCAACTTCAGCAGAGCCCACGGCCAAGCCTGCGGCAGACACAGGCACTCAATACGCATCTGTCGGCGATGTTTTCAAACATGCAATGTTTGGTCAGGAATCGAGTTATGGACGCAATCCCAGCACTAGCGTCACCGGCAATATTGGGCCAATGCAAATTTCCAAGTCGTTGTTTGGTGAGTATGCGCAGCGCGGTGAGAACATCCACGACTTCAACGACAACCTGCGCGTCGGCAATCGCATCCTCGACGATTACCTGAAAAAATATAACGGTGACTGGCAGCGTGCTGCAGTGGCATATTACTCGGGTGAAGGCAACGTAGCGCCAGCCGGAAGCCCGACGCCATATAAGCGCAACATCAGTCCGCGCCCAGGCGTGCCAGGGCCAAGCACCGCAGGCTACATAGCGCAGGTCGGTGCCAAGATGCGCCTAGCGCAAAATGCACCTGCGACGCTAGCATCAGCACCGCCGCTAACTGATGGCGGCCGCATGCCAGTCAACATCGAAGTCCGCCCTCGCAGCGATCAATTGAATCCCACCGACCGGGCAGCAGTGGATCGGATGTATCCGCCCTCGGCGCTCGCGGCCCCGCCACCAGCAGGAACATCGGCGCCCAACGCACCGGCACCGAATGAACCATATCCCGCCGCCGGGAGTGCCGCTGCCGCCACCACCGGGCCGCCATTTGCGCGCACGGCTGACGCTACAGTCAACGCTGCGGCCTCATCGCCAAGCGCAAGCGGTCCCGCCACTATCAATCTTGCCAGCAGGGCGCCGATGCTCGGTGGCCTGATGCCGTCGCAGCCGGCGGCAACCGTCACGCCGACATCATCGGCGGAAGTTGCTGGCACGCTCGGCCAGGGCCAGGGCACGCAGCCGGCAGGTACGCCGATCGCCGGCCCGATCACGCCGCAAGGCCGCGAGAGCGTCTCACAAGGACCAGGACAAACGCCGCAACCGACAACGCGCATGGCGCAGGCTGCGCCGATGCGTCCGGAAGATGCGTCGGAGGTACAGGATCTCAATGCACAAATTCGCGACAAGCAAATGGATGTCGTGCGCGCGGCAAAGAGGGCGGCATTGCTTCCTGAATTGAAGCCCGAAGTGGAAACGCTGCAAAAGCAAGTCGATGATTTGCGCGCCTTGCGACAGAATGTGCTTAGTCGACTCGGCACACAGCAGACGGAACAACGCCGCATTGAACTGGAAACCAAAGCACAAGGCATTCGCGGACGCGAGGCCGCTGAACTCAAAACTTATACCGATGAATTCAATGATGTACAAAAGAAAGGCGATGAGGCAACGCGGGCACAACAGACCCTACGGCTTGCCAAAGGATTGATGAATGATCCATCGTTTGATTCCGGCACATTTTCCGGCAACAAGCTCGCTTACAAGCGCTTCATGGTAGCACTCGGGCTTGGCGATTCGGCGCAGGCTCTAACTCAGGAAGGTTTTAACAAGGCCGTCAGTGAGGCCATTCTCGAGCAGTTGCGTTCGTTGGGCGGCTTAGGGCTCGGCCAGGTCAAAGCCAAGGAATTCGAGACTATGACCAAGGCGGCACAGAGCCAGGAAAATACGCCGGCCACCAATCGCCTGTTGACCGAGATGGGATTGCGCATGGCCGAGCGCTGGCAAATCCCATTGTCACAAATGGCGCGCGAGTATCGGCGTCAGCATGGCGGCCAACTGGATGCTGGGTGGGACGATTTAAAGGCGCGTTATCTGGAAACGACGCCGCTATTCACCGATCCTGAATTACGCGATGTGCGCCGCATTGCGCCGATCTATGCGCGCACGCCGCAGGAAGCGCATGCCAAAGGCTGGCACGAAGGCGAACCGCTGGAAGTGCCTGCGGCGCCGGGATCACCGCCGGGAACGCCTGACCGCATCATCACGCATTTACGCGCAGGCGGGCGAGAAGGGCCAGAAGTCAGAGTTGCACCCGCGCAGCAGGAACGCTGATGCCGGAAATCGATCCGTTCGCTGGATACGAGGACAGGGGCATACCGCAACAACCGATAGCGCCTGCCGCCGTTACGCCTGATCCATTTGCTGAGGCGGAAGATCGCGGAGCCGCAGCGCCACCGGCATTGGAAACATCGCGCAATCGCGCCGCTCTTGAAGGCTATCTCGATACGGCAGGCTTCGGCTTTCGCGACGAGGTAAAGGGCCTTTCAGAAGCCTCGGGATTGCCGGATTGGCTGGGTGGCTTTCGTGCTCCGGTCGGAGCCGCAAAACTCGCCTATGAGCGTTATTCTGGCGCACGCGGGCCAGCTACGGAAACTTATGAGAAAGAACGTGATAAGCAACGCGAATTGCAGCGCGCCGCCAAAGAACAGCATCCGGAAGCCTATATCGGCGGTCAAGTCGCAGGAGCGTTGGTCGGCCCAGGCTTTGGCGCAGGAACGGGAGCAACCGTTGGTGCGCGCGCGGCGCGTTCGGCCCTGGTTGGGGCCGCACAGGGCGGACTCTATGGCTTCGGCAGTGGCCAAGGTGGATTGGAACCGCGGCTTGAGCAAGGCGCGATCGGCGCAGGCATTGGTGCGGCTGGTGGCGCGGTTCTGTCGCCGGTTGCCGATATTGCTACGGCAGGCATCGGCAAGGGAACAGAACTCGGGAAGAATGTTTACAATACCATCCGTGCTGAATTTAAGCCGAGTGCCATTGAAGATATAGCGGCGCAAAAAGTTGTTGCCGCGCATCTGGCCGATAAGGCGGCACGCGGTGGAACTGCGGCATTAACTCCAGAAGAAATACAGATCGCGAATCAGGCTGGCATTCCGCGATCTGTGGTTGATATTGGTGGCGAACGGTCGCGAAGGCTGGCGCGCACTGCTGCGGATGTATCGCCGGAAGCCGGCGCCGAGCTCGGGGAGTTAGCGCAAGAACGCTATAAAGGGCAATCAACTCGCATTGGCGGTTTTATTAAGGAAATCTTGGGCGGGGGCGATATCGGCACCACGCAAGAAACTTTGCAGGCTGCTGCACGACGAGCTAACCGGCCAGCCTACGCCCGTGCCTATACACAAGGCAATCACGACCTTACATCGCCGGGTATCGATGAATTGACGCAAAGTCCCGCAGTGCAGACCGCCATGCGGGAAGCGGCTGTCAGTGGCAGGAATCGCGCCGTCGCTGAAGGGATGAGTGCGTTCAATCCGGATAACCGTAATCTGCAATTTTGGGATTACACATATCGCAATCTGCGCGATGCGGCGTCAGCTGCAAGCCGGACAGGTCGGAACGAAGAGGCATCATCACTCGGCGGCATTGCCAATCGTTTGCGTGATGAACTCGATTCGCAAATCCCGACATTCAAACAGGCACGTGAAGGAGCTGCGAGTTTCTTCGGCGCGCAGGATGCACTCGAAGCCGGTCAGAAATTTGTCACCATGCCAGGGAAAAATTCTGAAATGGCCCGGCAGGTTGCCAAGATGAGCCCGCCGGAACGGCAACTATTTGCACAGGGTTTCGCCGCTCATTTGGCGGATCGAATTTTAAATTTGCGTGACAGCGAGAACGTCATCAACAAAGCATTCTTGCAATCACCTGCCGCCAAAGAACGCATTCGCATTGCCATGGGTAAGGGTAATGCCGATCGGCTCGAAGCCTTGCTTCGAGTTGAAGCGCAAACCGACAAATTGCGGGAGGCCATGGGAAATTCTAGAACCAATCAATATCAACTCGCCCGAACATTGACAAATATTGGGGCTGGCGCGGGTGGCAGTTTCGAAGCTTACGAAGCAGCGAAAGAGGCATTTGGCGGCGAGGGCGGATTTGAGCCGGAAAAACTGAGCACTGGGCATTTGCTTGGATCAGCCCTGCTGTTCGGTTCGCTGTACGGCAAGGGCCGCATGGAAGCGGTCAACGAAGAAGTCGCGCGCCGCGTTGGGCAAATGCTGGCATCAGACAATCCAGCGGTCTTGCGACGCGGGATCGATATGGTGACGAAAAATCGGCCGCTCATGGATGCCATCCGCAATATGGGTCGGGCCGCCGCCGCTGGTGCTGGCGGCGCCGGCCGACGATTGGTGGTCCGCGTCCCAGCGGCGCAAGGTCCGAATATCGCGCCACAGGCCCCGGAATAGATAAAACAGCAGGACCATGAAAAATGCAAAAACCGCCATTGCGCCGATTATTTCCCAGTCTTCGCCAGGGAACAAATGCGCAACCCCGACCACACCTAAAAGCAATGCGAATATTGCTTGCGGCGTTTTTTTCTGGAATTCCATTTGTCCCAGGCGTCCCATTTGTATCTCCTACTTATGCTGCAGGTACACTCAACGTAGCACTACAACAACAATTCGCATTCACAGGTTGTAGTACCGCCGCGAACGTATGCGGAACACCACTCATCGGCGGCTTACTCTATTTCTACCAGGTCGGTACGGCATCAACAAGGCAGGATTCATTTCAGGATACAGCACTGAGTGTGGTTAATCCTTGGCCGCTGGTGCTCGATGCCAATGGCCGAATACCCATGTTCTATCTCGCCGATGGCTCAATCCATGTGCGATTGACCGATGCCGGCGGTGTGGTGCAATTTGATATTCCGAGCACGCTTGTTGTTGGTCCGTCCGGTGGCGGCGGCGGTGGTGCCGGTGTGGATGCCACGGCGATCGCCAGTACCGGCGACATCAAATTCAGGATGACCAGCGAGAGTCTGCAAAGCTGGACTAAACTTAACGGTCAGAAGATCGGTATTGCTGGTGCCGCAGGTGCGGACCTGACCGGGGCGCAGTATCAGAACCTTTACAACTATCTGTGGACCAATTGCCCGAACACGCATTGCGCAGTGCAGGGCGGACGCGGGGCAACAGGCAATGCCGACTGGAACGCCGGCAAGAACCTACAGCTTCCCGACTGGCGCGGGCGCGGGCCGATGGGCCTGGACGACATGGGCAGTACAGTCGCAGGCCGCATTCCCAACAGCAGCATCACCAGCGGCGGCGGCGATCTCGCCACCACACCCGGCGCCACCGGCGGCAATGCCACGCACACGCAGACTGAGTCAGAAATGGCGGCGCACAGTCATCCTGGCTCAAGTGCGACATCCAGTTCGTCTTCGCCATCAGTAACGAGCGTATCAACGAGCATTGCTGATGGTAGAACTTGGGGGTTTGGCTTGACGTCGGACGGGGGCTCGACGCAAACCGGCGGTGGTCGAGTTGGATTTACCGGTGGGGGAAATACACCTGTCACTGTGACTGGTGGCACCATTAGCGCAGCATCAACTGCGAGCACGTCGACTACAACGACAACAACCACAACACTCACTATTGCCGGAGATGGTAGCGGCACGCCTTTCGACATCATGACACCGTTCATTTTGGGCACGTGGTACATCCGCCTCTAGGACATTCAGCATGTATATGGTCCCAGTGCTCTTCCCGCAGGTCACCAACCGGGAAGACTTCATCAGCACCAACGCAATCTATGATGACTTGCTCGATCAGCCGGTCAATCTCACCGGCACGATCCTCGCCAACAATGCGATGCCGTTCACCTCGAGCAGTTGGGTCGTTGTCGATGGCCTGATTACGACAACCTCGAGCACCACGCTGACCATTCCCATTCCGCCGATCGGCGCGCAACTGCTGACCACGACGCTCACCGTCGCACCCAATCTCGGCATTGCCGTTGGCGATCCAATCCAGATCATGGATTCGGCGACGCGAACGGCCAATCAAATGGTGGGCTATGTCACGGGCTACACTGCGGCTACGGGTGTGCTGGTTTGCCAAATTGGCGTGTCGTTTCAATTTGAACTGCGCGGCGACAGCGCCGGGACTTGGTCAGGCTATAGCGCCAATTACGATTGGGGCTTGCCGAATGATCAAGGCGCGGTGATGCGCGCCACGCTCGGCAATGGGATCATGATTGTCGATCTGGGATACTTCAACGTCTTCATTCCAGAAAGCCAATTCCGCGGCGTGCTCGATATTCCCTTCAATTCACAGAGCAACACCGTCGCGCGCACCTTGATGGCATCACTGACGTTGACCGACAGCGTCAATACGCGGCAACTCTATGTCGGGCGGCTGCCGATTATATTTGGTGGCGTGAGCCAATGAAAAACAGGATTGTATAATGGCTGGCTTGCCGGCGGAAGTCCGCATCAATACCAATACGCCATTCCCGACGTTGGTGACCGGCGCCAATGGCGTTGGCATCGGCAAGCAGAATGGTGTCTGGACCGTTGCGCTGAATATCAATTCACTGGCCACTGCGGCGCCGACCACGACGCAATTGCTGAGTGATTATGTACCGGTATGGGACAGTGTTGCGAATAATTATGTAAAAGTCGCGCTGTCAGTCATCCAGCAAGGTCTGAGCGGCACTCCCGGCGGCACCTCGGGGCAGGTGCAGTATAATAACGGCGGCATGTTTGGCGGCTTCACCATGGGCGGTGATGCGACGCTGAACACAACAACCGGCGCCATATCGATTCCGGTGTTTGGTGCTTCGGGCGCCAGCCATGCCAAGGGCGAGGTTCCAGATCCGGGGGCGACTGCAGGTTCGACGCGGTTTCTCTGCGAAAATGCACAATGGGTTGCACCCGGGGCCGGCTTGCCTTCCGGTGGCACGGCCAATCAGGTTTTGCACGGTCCATCGACCAGCGCGACGTGGAATGCAGTCGCCAATGCCGATATGGCGACGATGGCCGCCAACACCATCAAAGGCAACAACACCGGCTCTGCGGCGGCGCCGATCGATCTGACACCGGCCCAGGTCAATACGATGCTGCCGGTGTTCACCAATACATCCAAAGGCGATGTTCCCAATCCTGCCGGCGGCGGCACAGGTAATACCCGGTTCCTGCGCGAGGATGCAAGCTGGCAAGTGCCAGCCGGTGGCGGCGGCGGTACGGGCGTCGGTGTCGTGCTGGCGCAGCAGGTGTTCACCGCCAGCGGGACGTACACGCCAACGCAGGGGATGATCAATTGCATCATTGAGTGCGTGGGTGGGGGTGGCGGCGGCGGCGGTGTGAGCGGAGCTGCCAATTTCAACGGCTCCGGCGGCGGCGGCGGCTCAGGCGGTTATTCGCGAAAGTTTGCCACAGCGGCACAAATCGGTGCGTCACAGGTTGTTACTATTGGTGCGGCGGGTAGCGGAGGGGTCGGTAGTGCCACTAGCGGCAATGGTACTGCTTCACAAGTGGGGTCGCTTTGTGGCGCAACCGGTGGGCTTGGTGGAGTAAGTGCAAATAATGCAGGCACTGGTGGGATTGGAGGCGGCTCGGGAACAGGCGACATTGCGGCGGCGGGAGCACCCGGCGGTGACGGAATATACGCCAATGCTGTAACCGGAACGCTACTTAGCGCTAGTGGTGAAGGCGGATCGAGTTATTTTGGTGGTGGCGGCGTCGGTGTTGTGGTTTCTGGATCTACTTCTGCGAATGGAACAAATGCCACGGCTTATGGCAGCGGTGGCAGCGGAGCTATTTCTAATAATACAGCAAATTCGCAAACTGGCGGTAACGGCAGCTCCGGCATTGTCATCATCACCGAATACGGCTCCGGCGCAGCAGCAACCGGTCCGCTCACTGTCATTCCCAATTATCTCGGCGGCCTAACACTGGCCAATGACGGCACGACGCCTGCCACCGTGATCGACATAGCCACGGGCGGCGCGGCGTCGGACGACAATGCCGCCATGATGATCCTGCCGAATGCGTTCACTAAGAACTGCAATGCGGCGTTCGTGGCGGGCTCTGGCAACGGCGCACTGGATACTGGTTCAACAATCCCGGCAGCGGCGTGGCTGCATGTCTTTCTGATCATGCGGACTGATACTGGTGTGGTCGATGTGTTGGTGAGCCAATCAGCTACAGCTCCAACCATGCCGACTAACTACACCAAGAAGCGGCGCATCGGCAGCATCAAGACGGCAAGTTCAGCAATACTGGCGTTTACGCAATTGGGCGACGAATTTTTATGGCAAACACTAGTCATTGATGTAAATACATCAAGTATAACAGCGTCAACATCCTATACTATTAAC